AATAAATTTTAACGATTATCCTGCGTTTTTCAAACGCGGTAGTTTTTTTCGCAAGGTTGTTACCGAGAAATCTCTGACCGACGAGGAGCTTCTACGCATACCAAAAGAAAACAGACCGGAAACCGGAGAAACATTCAGCCGTTTTGTTGTTGAGCGCATTGATATGCCAAATTTCACCAAGGTAAAAAACCGAGAGGCCGTGATATTTAACCAAGGGCAACCAGAAACATGAACAAGCCCCCGACTAAAGCCATCATGATTATTCAGAATTTCTATAAGGAAACCAAGTGGTTTGTGCGGAATAGATCATCACGGAATTATCGGCGTATGAGCAAAAGGTGGAACAGTCGGTTGACAAGGCAATTTTGGAAAAAGGAGGACAAAAGCCATGACGCATAAATACGAAAGAATCTCAAAGGTTATCAAGGAAACCTTTGGTGATGATTATGAGAACCTTGACCATGGGAATCTTGTACATTTGTGTTATGCGGTTTTAGAGGAGTTTGAAAAAGAGGAAGAAGATGGAAACAAAATACCAAGAAAGAATTGAAAAACTGATTGAAGAAGAATTTGGACCACCTGAGCATTTTATTCAGGTTGATTATATGCAGATTGTGACATTTGCTTATAGAATCATAGACGAATTTTCCTTGAATCAAAAAGATAATATCAATGATTTTGTTGATAAATTTAATTCAATAAAGGTGACAAAATGACTGAAAAACCTCCAACAAACCGGCGGGTCATGCTCGCTTTGTTGGAGATTGTGGACAAAGCAATAGGGCGCACAGTTGCCTACTCCCCTCTGTGCGCCCGTTTTTTTAGTACTTCCTTAAGCGTTGAATGTCGCGATCCAGGTCATCAGGGCCAAACGTATCCATTTTAGCGGCCTTGGGGATGTCCCTATCCCTTAACAGGGCTTGTTGCGGCTCTGAATAGTGCAGGGGCTTCTCTGGCTCGAATTGAGGGATTGTAACCACACCTGTGATGGTCATGCCGATCATCATCATAATCAAGGCAGACGTGCTCTGCATTTTGATTTGGATGTGATTAACGGGGATCATTTGAGACAGTGCCCACATGACGGCGGCGGCGATAAAGAGGTATTGAAACGGTAACATGGTAACTCCTTTGTTGGTTGGTATATGCACCATACAGAACAAAGATTAAGAAACGGTTTCACATTTTATTGTTTTTCTAATTCATTTTTTAGTTTTAAGACTAAGGGCCCTACGGCTGCGGGAAGGGGTTTGCCTATCATAGATTTAAGGATTGCGCCTTTGAGAAGGTAAATCAGGGTGTAGATTTCGTATTGCATGGTTTTAATCCAAGATCGAATAGGTTTTGTATTGTTCCTGCTCTTTTTGTTTTTTCCGTTTATAGGCGCGCCGCTTTTGCAAGGAAAAATAAATGGATTCCCATAGGGACACCAAGGCAATGAACAATCCCAGCACGGCCACAGGAAGCCATACGGGGGCCATGACAACGGACCAGGATAATGTTAGGTCATCATGATACTTGACGTACCCAAGAAGGGCTGAGGAGGCTATAAGGGCCAGGGAAATGTATAGGCATGGTTTCATATTTCCCTCACGATAATTGATTAAAGGTGCGGTTACAGAAAAACCTGAGAGCATGGCACAGGATCGGAAACGCCAAAACTTTGATAATTTTGTCTGCGTCTTCGGTCATGCCGGCGATATAATACAATGCCAAGATGGGCAAAAGGATTATCAAGAAAAAGTTTCCTATGTTTTTTAAGAAGTAGCTTGTCAAAAACAGGGCTTTTTTAAGATGTTCTTTGTTGTCCATTTTTCCCTCACGATACGATTTTGTAGTGTTCTGTCCATTCACGCGGCATGGACGCTTTAAGCATCATCAGGTCATGATTGATATTCTTGATCTCCACCTTGCACTCTGCCAGCGTTACGGCGGAAGGACGGCCTTTCTCATTTACAAAGAGGGCCTTATGTCCGGCTTTTTCCATTTGGTCCATGCAAAGGCTATAGAAGCCAAGGTCGCGTAGTTTTTGGATGTAGATGGTGTTAATCATGGTTATTCAGCCTCCTCTAGCGTTCCGTTTTTTTGAATAATTTTGACGAAGTCACTTCTGACGTTGGACCACATTACTCCTTGTAGCCATGTGCCGCCCCTCCAAACGCCATCTTCCCAAATGCCATCTTCCCAAACGCCATCTTCCCAAACGCCAAATCTCCATTGAAGTTCGTCTGCAGTTATGTTGATAATTGCTGAATGAAACGTAGCTGTTTTTAACCATGGGAATTTTTCCTCCGCTTCTTCGGGTACTCCGCCAATAATTCTGTCGTATTTTTGTTTGATAGTAGTTTGGGTTTTAATCATTGATTTTCTCCTTTAGTTTTTTTGGATATTAAGGCAAGCCAGTTGAGAGCCCCAAACTTGTCCTGTTTTTTTATCTGTAATTTTTATTATCCATCCTCCCCGGCGCTCATATACAATCCGATAATCAAACCGCGGGTGTTCTCGGTTGGCCTGTTCCTCAAATGCTTCTCGTTGTTCAGATGTCATATCAGTCATTGGGTTTCTCCCCGGGGTTGTAATGGCTTGCTCCACTTTTAATTCCAGTGATTAAAATTTCCCATATAGGGCTATGGGGGAAATGCTTTTTTGCTGTCTCTAGGCAACTAAACACAGGACAAAAACCATCGCAATTCTCCATGGTTTCTTTATCTTGGCGGAATATTGTGTTATTTTCTGCCATGGTAGTTTGCCCATCAAGATCATAATATTTTACATCAGCCCATCTATGGTAATTGATCACCAAATAACGCATTGTTTTATTGTCTTCAGTCATCGCTTTCTTCCTTTAAAATCTTATCCATCATCAGTTTAACGCTTTTTGGAACCTTAACTGTTCCCGCCTCATAGTGAACAATCATGCGCGGTGTTGATTTTCCTAGTGCCTCAGCAAGTTCTGCCTGGCTTAGTCCTAAAGATAATCGGGCGGCTCTAAATTCTTCTTTGGTCATTTATTTGGCTTCCTCTCTTTATCTTTTTGTGCCCAAATTTCCCTCATACGATCAATGCTTAGGACCTTTCCTAAAGGAAACGCTGGCTTTTCTGGGTCAATATCTTGGTATCTAAAGCAGCGGTTACACACGGGGCCGTCCATGCTCTTTCCAATGTGTTTTTCCTCTGCATTGCAAAAACGACAATTCATCTCACTCACCTCAGCCTATAAAAAAGTATTGAAAAAGCATAAAAAATCCCGTGCCTATCGCCGCTAAGATGAAAGAAAACACTAGCAAAATAAGTGTCATCTCTTGTTTTGTGGCTTTTTTGCCATACTCTTTTTCACATTCCACAAGGCTTTCTCTTAGAACATCGTCAAGTTCTTCAAGGAAAGACTTTTTATCATTCATCTCACTCACCTCTCATGTTTGTATCTTACACACACAATAGCGTAACGGTTTCGTGTTGTCAAGAAATAATTTCACTATACACAATATACAGCAAGGCATTTTTTAAATTCTGGATCTTGTCTTTGTGCCTTCGTGCAATTTTGGATAGCTCGAGAATAGCGCAACGCAACGCCAGTAAAATCAATCAATGTTTCCCTTTTGATATGGATTATTTCATCGGAATCAACGTTTTCAGGAAAAAACAAAGAAACAAGAAATTCTTTATCTGAGATTATTTTTTCTTTATCAGTCATGGCGATTCTTTCGTTAGGGTTAAACGGGAAGGTATCCGATTTGTAGGGCTTCTTTCACGGTGTATTGTCCGAAGTATTTCGCGGCTTGTTTGCTGATAAATTCCACGCGCTCCATTTTGGTAAACAGCGTTTTGCCTTGTGACTTCACGATATAGGCAGGAACGTATCCACCGCGCTTGCCTCTGATGATTCGTAGGATGATTTTGGTGTTCATGGTTATTCTCCTTTTTCAATTTCTATTGGTACAAGGCTTTGGGATTGTTTAATTCTTCCATTTGTTCCATGCTTTTTGTGTAATAAAAAACAGAGTTCAAAACCCGTATAAACTTCTCTTTTTCAAGGGAGATTATATCGTTTGGGTTTACCGCATCTGGAAAATACTTAGATACAAGCCACTCTATGTGTTTGTTGATTTCAATCATGGTAATTACTCCTTTGAGTGATAATTAAATTTTTTATCCGATACAGATTTCTTCGCCGTCTATTTCAAGGTCCATTGTTAGGTCCTCTCTCCAATCGGAAAACTTTTTGATCATTTCAGCTTTGTCCTTTTTGGATAGGGCAACACAGTACGAATACTGGCGTAACTTGTTTTCTGGGCTTGGTTTTTTAAATGAAATTTGACTTAAAACATAAACGCTTTTTGCGTTTTTTATGATTTCTAGGGCTTCTTTTATGGGGTAAGGTTTAAAGTCTGTCATAGTTTTTACTCCGTGTTGGTTGTTGTGTTTGTTAAAAAGGAAGGGGACAATAAGTCCCCACCCTTTGCGGATTAAAGTTTTGTGTAAAGGCCGGTAAAAGCCGTAAATTTTGGCTGTAGGTCATCGAAATAAAGGCCGTCGATCTTTTCAAGTTCTTTTAGGCCCTTGTTAGCGGAGACGTAGCCAAACATCATCGTGTAGAGGTCAAGGCCCGCGTCATAAATCACTTTCACGTAGTTACAGCGGGTTTTGTTTCTACCGATTCTGAAACTCAAAGCATCTTCTCTGGCTAAAAAGTTTTTGGCACCCGTCATAGCAACAAAGCGATTGCCGCCCAGTTGCTGAAAAATTGTGTTGGCTATTGTGTTGGTCATGGCTTGGTTTCCTTTGTTGGTTAAAAAAGCTCTTTTAATAATTCCTTAACAAGATCATCATCGCGACTTGTTAGGGCTTCTTGTATTTGCTCGTCTTCCAGTGCAATTTCTGGACAAATGGTCAGTGATTCGCAAAGTGATACAAATTGATTTGCAGTCATGGTTTTTACTCCGTGTTAGTTGTTGTCTTGATAACCTACTATACGAAACTATTTCCTATCTGTCAAGAGAAAAGTGAAATTATTTCACATAATAAAAAAGCCACAAGAAAAACCCAAAGTAAAAAGATGTAGTTTTTATTCACTTGACAGTGCTGTTTGTGTTTGTTACAAAGCCTTGCGCGCGTAAACTTAATATCTCAATACCCTGATTGTTGAATAACCATTAAGATATTCTTAAAAACACATACGCCTAGGGGTATTTAGGGGAGCGGCAGATAGGCGTTAGCCTATCGGCGAGCGTCCCCTATGAAACAAACCCAGCGTTAGCTGGTTCTTAAGGGGAAGTCTATTCAAAATCTTTATCTTGAAAGAGGATTCAGTGATAAGAAAAACCCCAGCAAGATAACAACGACTAAGCCTAATGTTTGCTCGTACATGTATTTCTCCTTGATTGTTTGTGGTGTTGGTGCAATATAGTAAGAACAAGTTAAAATAACGTAAGCACAACGCATGGTTGATTTTATGGATGAAAAAAAACCATCTAAGTCAAAGAAAAAGAAGCTCACGCCAAAACAAGAAAAGTTTGCTAGGAATGTTGCAAGTGGCATGAAGCAAGTCGATGCTTATCGTGATGCTTACGACACAAAAACAACGAACAAAAACACCCAAAGAGTCAAAGCATTGCACGAAACCCGAAAGGATAACGTCGCGGCTATGATACAAGAACTTAAGGCAAGAGCCGAGCAAGGCGTTGTTTGGACTCGCCAGATGGCCGCTGAGGCATTGTTAGAGGCAGCCGATATAGCTAGACGCCAAAACCACTCACAAGGCATGACAGGGGCTTTAAAAGAGCTAAACGCGATGTATGGGTTCAATGAGGCTGTCAAGTTAAACATAGGTGGGCAGAAAGACAATCCGATCATTGTTGCCCCTGATGAGAGAGACCTTTGATGCTTATTGCGTGGACGGATAAGCAAAAGGAAGCCTTAAAGCTGCTGGGAAGCGATGCAAAGCATGTCATGCTTTATGGTGGCTCAAGATCGGGTAAGACGTTCCTTTTAATGCATACGGTCTTTCTTAGGGCTTTGAAGTATCCTGGCACACGTCACGCCATTATTAGGCAGACACAGACAGCAGCAAGGCGTTCGTTGTGGCTTGGCACTGTGCAGGATGTGATAGCCAGTCGATATGCGAATGTCGCGCTGAGAGTAAACAAGACAGAGATGACGGTGACCTTTCCCAATGGGTCGATGATTGAGATCATGGGCGTGGATGAAGGCGCGAAAGAGAAGATGCTGGGGAATGAATACACCACCATATACTTCAACGAATGCAGCGAGATGATGTTTAGCACCGTGTCCTTCATGTATTCACGGTTGAGCCAAAAGAGCGCGGCCAAGAACAAGTTCTTTTATGACCAAAACCCGCCGCATATCTCGCACTGGTCTTTTCCCATGTTCGTGCAGGGCATGAACTACTACACCAAGGAAAAGCACGTCACGCCTGGTGATTATGTTTCCCTAGTGCTTAATCCTAGCGATAATGTGCAAAACATATCCAGCGATTATATCCAGCAGTTAATGGAGAACATGAATGAACAGCAGAAACAGCGGTTTATCTTTGGCCAGTTTGCTACAGACCCCGATGAAAAGACTGTGTTCACCAACTGGACGATACAATCCTTTGAGACTGACCCTGATGCTGTGTTCCAATTTGGCTGTGACTTTGGGTTTAGCGTTGACCCCACGGTCCTGATACGCTGCTATCTCAAAGAGCGCACGTTATACATTGACCAAGAGCTTGTACTCAAACAGTGTGAGACAATAGACTTGCCTAAGATGTTTCTGAGCATACCAGAGAGCCAACGGTATATCATTGTGGCGGATTCATCACGGCCTGAGACCATATCGCACATGAAAAGGCACGGATTCCCTAAGATGATGCCTAGCCTCAAGGGCAAGAACAGCGTGATTGAGGGTGTAGAGTTGCTAAAGGGATACAGGATTGTTGTGCATCCACGGTGTGAAGAGACGATAAACGAACTGTCCTTTTATAGCTATGCAACGGATAAAGACAGCGGTAAGGTATTGCCTGAGATAGCAAAAGGGCAAGATGACCATTGCATTGACGCTTTAAGGTATGCGTGCGAAGGATTTAGTAAGGTGGCATCACGTCAGATGCAATATGCAGCCCCTAGCAGAAGGATGATGGTTTAATGGCTAAGTTAAAAGATGATGATGTGATTGGTATTGTGCAGTCCTATTGGGGTGACATTGGGCAATATAACACCGACTTGACTAGAGAGAGGACGTTAGGTCTTAAGTATTACAACCGTGATTTGTTTGGCGGTGAGAAAGAGGGATGGAGTCAGTTTGTATCCTCTGATGTCTTTGATGCTGTGGAGTGGACGTTAGCAGAGTGCATGGACATATACTTTAGCACCTCACCCATTGGATCGTTTGTGGCTGAGAACATGAACGATATACAGGCGGCGGAGCAAGAAACGAAGATGGTGAAAACCATTATCGAAGAGCAGAACAATGGGTTCTTGTTGTTCTATACGTGGTTAAAGGATGCTTTGATTCAAAAGAATGGGATTGTCAAAGTTTATTGGGACGATGTGGTCAACAAAGAACGCGAGACGTATAAGATGCAATCGTTTCAGGCGTTTGCGGCCTTGATGAATGATAAGGACGTAGAGGTTAAGGCGGTTACGGCGTTTCTTGGTGAGCAAGAGTTATCTATTGATGAGATTCAGATGATGCCGCCTGAGATGGTGATGATGGCGCGGTTTGATGTGGATTGTGTTAGAAAGAGTGATGTGTCGCAGGTTCGTATTGAGTGCATACAGCCTGAAAACTTTTTTGTGGATAAGACGCATTCGAGTTTAAATCTTGATGATGCTATGTTTGTCGCAGAGCGTGTGTATGCGCGTCGTTCTGATTTGGTGGCGGCTGGCTATAGTTTGGAAAAGATTGATCGTGTACCTAAAACAACGATTTTGTTTAATTCCGAAGAAGAACGGGCGAGAGATTCTGATCGTTTAAATTCGTTTCAGAATGTTGGAGCGGGCGATAAAAGCACGTTTACGGATCGCGTTGAGATTATGGAGACATACTTTCGTGCAGATGTTAAGAACAATGGGGATATGCGGTTATATCGTGCCATTGTTGGTGGAACATTTGGTTATGGACAAACTGGGAATGGTGTGACTGTGGTGTTGGAATGTGAGGAGGCGGATTCGATTCCTTACTGCGCATTGTCACCAAACATTGTGCCTCATAGGTTTTGGGGTATTTCCAAGTATGACGAGATTGGGGATATTCAGCGGTATAAGAGTACTTTGTTGCGTGGTACGTTGAACAACATGATGCAGCATAATGCGCCTGTGACGATTGTTCCTGATACGACGGGATTGGATACAAAGATGCTGGCGGATGCTGATCCTGGGGGTGTGATTCCAGCGGCAAATACGGAAGGCATAATGCCGTTGAACGTGGAGTATGTGGCGGACAAGAACATACCTATATTGGGGCTGTTGGACGAGTTAGCGGAGCGTCGCACGGGTATATCGAAGGTGACGCAGGGGTTGGACCCAGCGGCATTATCGGAGAGTACGCAGTTTGTGGGTGCAAGTATTTTAAATGCGTCTCAGAAGAAATTAAAGAACATTGTGCGTATCTTTGCTGAGACTGGCATTAAGTCTTTGTATTTAAAGACGCATGAGTTACTTAGGAAGTATGCTAAAGATTCTATGATCTTGCGTGATTCGGGTAAGTATTACGAGGTTGATCCTAGGGAGTGGAGAAAGCGGAAGTCTTTTGACATTACGGTGGGCACGGGTCGGACGGATAAGGAAGCGAAGGTTTTAGCGTTGCAGGGTGTTTTAGCGTTGCAGCAGAACATAGCGGCGCAGGGTTTGATGAACAATCCTCTGTTAACGCCTCAGCATTTGTATAGGACAATGTCGGAGTTGGTGACGCTGTCTGGTTTGGGTGATGTAGAAAAGTACTTTGCAAATCCTGATGAGTTTCAGCCTGCGCCACCGCCGCCTGAGCCTATGGATAAGGCTATGGACATTGAAGAGGGAAGAGTGGCGGCGGATGCGGCTTATAAGGCGGGTTCGTTACAGGTTGAAGTCATGAAAGCGCAAATCTCTCTTCAGAAACTGGAACTTGAGAAAGCCAAGTTACTGATGGAACAGGGCAAAAAGATTGCGGATGAAGAGGCAAACCGTGCATTGATGATGGCTGAGCCGCCAGAGCAAGAGGAAGAGGAAGAAAAAAGTGATGATTCTGAAAAAGAAAGCAATATGGAAAAGCAGATGGCATCTGTGAGTGAGGCTATTTCAAAGATTGGGGATGCCATTAAGGAGTTTTCGGCTGCAAGTACGCAAAACACACAGAGTGCTTTATCTATGATACAGAAGCCAAAGCGCATTGTCCGTGAGAATGGTCGCGTTACGCGCATTGAAACAGAGTAGCCTTTTAAAATGTGGTCAAATCAGTATTGGGCAAAAACATACTGGGCAGGAAACTACTGGACACCGGCCATTACATCACCAAGCGTGCCTGCTGTTGGCGGCGGCACATTGGAAGCCAAAAGAAAACAAATACGGGAAAAACAAAGAAAAAGATGGGAGAAAGAAAGAGAGGTTCTTAGGTTTAGCGTTCGGAAAATAGAAGATCAAGAGTTACAAAGCATTGGACAAAAAATCATTGCGTTTGAACAGCCCAAAATTAAAAGGGTTGTCCGAAAACTTATTGATTATTCTCAAAACATTGAAAAGTTTAAAGTTTTAGACTTAGAGATTAAACGGCTAGAAAAGGCATTAAAAACACAGCAAGTTTTTGAGGCCCAAGAAAAGCAAAAGCAAAAGGAATTACAGGATGCTTTGATGGCCCTTAAAGCTCTTTTAAAAGAAGATATGGAAATTATTGACATTTATTTGGAAATAGAACAAAAAGAAACAATGGCACTACTAAGTGCTATGAGAGTTATACTTTAGAAACGGATTGTATGGATTACGTTGCACTGTCAGATAAGGCTATGAAGGCAAGGGAGTTGTTAGATTGCCCTGTGTTTAAGTCTATCCTTACGGATGCGCGGATGTCCCTTGTGGATCAGATGATGTCATCAAAACCTGAAGAAACCGTCCTTAGAGAATCTTTTTATGCAAGAATCAAGGGTCTTGAATCAATTAACTTGATTCTTCAAGGGATTATCAATAAACACAATTCAACCAAGGATTAACATTATGTCTATTGATTCTGCCATTGAAGCATACGAAAAAATGAAAAGTGAAGATGTTGCGGTTGCCGAGCCAGAAAAGGTTATTGAGCCCGCAAACGAAGACGTTGCTGTGGAAGAAAACAAAGAGCCGGAAGCGGCTGTAGAATCCCCTGAAAGCACTGAAGAGGTTGCGGTTGAGGATTCTAGTCCTGATGATTTGATAGAGTTTCAGGTTGGTGAAGAAACGAAGAAGGTGCCTTTGAGTGAGTTGGTGGCTTCTTATTCGGAAAAGCAGCAACCTAAGGATGTTGGGTTGCCGCAGGATGTTTTGGACATGAAACAGCAGCTAATTGAAAAGCTGGATGTGATGGAAAAAATCCTTTCTGATAATTCAGATGTTAGCGCGAGTCTTTCACAGGTGGATGCTTTGATTCGGCAGGCGGCGGCTGAAGATGATTGGACAGAGGTTGCTAAGTTGCAGTACCAAAAGCAATCTATTGAAGACCAAGCCAAGGCGCGGGGCGAAGCGTTGCGTAAAATCCGAGAGGAAAAGCAGCAAGAGTCGAATCAATACAACGAGGCTTTTTTCAGAGAGCAACATAAAATTTTAGAAAAACGTGCGCCTGATTTGTTGAAAGATAATGGTTTACAAAAGGTTGCTGAGTTTGTATCCAAAACTTATGACGTTCCTCAAAACATTGTGGCAGAGATAATGGATGCTCGGTTTTTTGTGATGGCTAAAGATGCAATGGCATACAATGACATGAAGATAAAATCCTCGGAGGTTTTGAAACCTGTGAAAGAGGCACCCAAGGTGATAAAGCGTTCTGTTGGCAAGGTGACGGTTACGGACAGCGATATTAAGCAATCCAACATTCGCACGTTGCGGGCTAATATACGAAATGCGTCCAGCCAATCAGAAAAGATCGACAATGTGGCGGCATTGTGGAGGACCCTAAAAACAAATTAACCTTTTAAAAGAAAGACAATCTTATGCCTTTACCTACAAATGCTGTTGACACCTACACGGGTGCAACGTCCAACCGAGAGGCGTTTATTGACGCTATCTACAACGTATCCATGATGCAATGTCCGTTTTTGACGGAGATTTGCAAACGATCGACTACAACGGGGATAACCCATCAGTGGCAAACGGTAACCTTGCGGGCACCTGCGGCCAACGCAAGAATTGATGGTGATGATGCTGCGACTTTGCAAAACACAGTTTCTGTGCGTCCGACAAACGTCACTCAGATCTCTACTTTGACAGCGGGTGTTTCTGGAACACAAGAAAGTGTCAACAAGGCGGGGAATAAAAGTGAGTATGCCAAGCAGGTTGCGTATGGGTATCAAAACCTTATGCGCGACATGGAGTTTATTTTGACGCAGAATCAGGCTCCTGCGGCGGGTGCAACCAACACGGCAAGACAGCTTCGTCCTTTGGAAGGTTGGTATTCTACCAATGTGTCTCGTGGTGCTACTGGTGCTAACGGAACAACAACGACGGCCGCCACGGATGGAACGCAACGTGCTTTTACAAGAACTTTGTTTGAGACCGTTCAGCAGTCTATTTTTAACAATGCTGGTCCTGGTACCAAAACGGTTATGATGACAACTGGTCAAAAGATGGTGTTTGAAACTTTTGATTGGTATTCAACAGTTAAGCGTCAAGACACATCGGACGGGCGTTTGACGGCGGCACTCGAGATCATTGCAACCTCTTTTGGTGAAGTGAAAGTTGTTTTGAATGCGTTTTCTCGTGCGCGGACGGTTCACATTTTGGATAACGACATGTGGGAAGTTCCGTTTTTGCGTGAATTGCAAGACGTTCCTTTGGCTAAAATTGGAGACAGTGAACGCTTTATGATTCTTGCAGAGTATACTTTGCAAGCCAGTAATGAGCGTGCCTCTGGCGTTATTGCAGACTTAACCTAAACACAAACGAAAGGTTTTTTTTATGGATAAGAAATCAACGAATCCTCCCGTTAAAGGCCGCAGTATGCCGAATAACGCGAAGAAACCAGGTCAGGAAAGTATGTTTGCGAAATGCAAGCCTACACCTATGGTTGACCCTAAGTTTAAAAAGAAGTAATGGAGAGGGGGGGGGTCTTCCCTCCCCTTTTTTTGTATGACAGAGATTGTTAAAAGACAGGTTATAAACGGCATCAAAACAGATTTGGTTTTGGATGGTGACGATGTTCACGTTCATCGGTCTTATGTTGGCGATACGCAAAAAAAGATCAATGAATCGCGGCAGGATGCTCGTGATGCTAGTAAACGAATGTGGCATGGCAATAAAGATCATGTTCCTATGTTTCGTTTAGATGAATTGGAATTGGCTTTTATTCGTAAGCATTATGGTCATGACATTACAAAAGACGTGCCGGAATTGATACGGATTATAGAAAAGCATTTCCCACACGCAAAAGTTTTTCACGGGAGTATGGTGTGACGATAAAACGCAGAAGGCGACCGCCTAGAATTATTAAAAACCAAGACGGTGAACACGTTTTGGTAGAAAACAAAGAGACGTTGCAAGACACATCAGACTCTGTTGATCCTTTTCAGGTTGATGAAAACGTTTTGCGGGACAATGATTTAGACTTTTCTTGCGTCAAAAACAAGAATGCGAGTGGGATAGATTTTTCTGGGACAGACTTTAGTGGGTATGATATTCGTGGGTTTGTGTTTAATCGGTGTAACTTCACGGGATGTGATTTTACTGGATCATGTTTGCAGGGTGTGGTTTTTAAGGACTGTACGTTAAAAGACATTGTGACGACAGATGCCGATCTCAGATGGAGCAGTTTAGATGCCAGTTGCCATCAGTAGTTATTCAGAGTTGGTTGCGGCCATTCGTCGGTATTTTCCTCGCAGTGACGATATAACGGCGGATATTGATCTGGCCATAGCCTTGTTTGAAAATTCTGTAGACACGTCGTTTTGGCCTCAAGAAAAGAAAAATGAAGTGTCGCTTTCGGTGACAACGGGGTCATCTACAGTAACATTGCCTTCGGATGTTTTAAGCGTTTATGATGCCACAATTTCTGGCAATCAGACGCTGCGGTCTGGGTCCTTAAAAGACATTCGGGAAGCGAGAATGACGGGATACCCTGGTAAACCAGAGGTTTATGCGGAAAAAATCACGCATAGCAACACCTCAAATACGGATGTTATAACAAGCGCGTTAGAATTTTATCCCACAAGTGATTCGGACTATACAATGGATGTTGTGTATTGGATGAAACTGTTGCCATTAAGCAACACACAGACGACAAATTGGTTATTGAGGCTGGACCCATCTTTATATTTGTATGGGTCGTTAGCGCATATCCCGCCGCGATTTAGTGATGAAAATAAGATGGCGGCGTGGCAAGGGATGTTTGATCGTCGTTCTTCGGCATGGTTTAGCCGTGAGACTGTGAGAAAGACAATAAGTGAGCGTGTCGTTAGGCGTCCGGCAGGTCTTATATGACGTTTACGGATATGATTCCTTTTGGCCCATGGCGGCCTGATATGGGGTCGTATAGGAACGATGGCAATCTTGTCATGGCTAAGAATGTGTTGATTCAAGGTACGGATTATGTGCCTTTTAAAACATTAAGTGAACAGACGGGTGCATTGCCCAGTGATGTGATTGGGGCGGCTCGGTTTCAAACGCCTCGTGGTTTGCAGTATATTTTTGCTGGAACAAAGACAAATCTTTATTTGCTAACGGGATCAAATACATGGTCTGACGTGAGCGGGACAACGTACAATTCTGCGGCGATAGATTGGCGGTTTGATCTTTATGATGAAGTGGTTTTGGCGACAAACTTTGAAAATGTCCTTCAGCGATATGACACGACTGTAGGGGGGACGTTTGGGAATTTAGCGGGTAGTCCACCTCGGTGTCGGGATATTGCGGTATCCAATTCATTTTTGCTTGCCTTTAACCTTGTAGATGGTGGGACGGATCGTTACACCCGCCTGAGATGGTCAGCACAGGGCCTCATAACGGACTGGACGACTTCAGGGCTAGGGGCGGGCTTTAATGATGTTAGAGAGGACGTAGGAGGCACTGGGCAGCGTGTAATGGCCCTTAATGACTATGCGGTGTTGTTCTTTACGGATTCCATTTATCGGGTGGAATACATTGCCCAGCCAGCATCGTTTGGATTGCGGCCTTTGCCAAGGGGTCGTGGGACGTTAGCCCCCAATTCTCTTGTGAGGGATGGAAGTGTTATTTATTATTATGGGACAGATGGGTTTTATGCTTTTGACGGGACAAATTCTGTACCTATTGGGGAAAACAAGATTGATCGGTATTTTTATGATCTTGTGGACTTTGGAAAGTTAAGAAGCATTCAGGGTGCCCGTGATCCTGTGACTAAGAATATCCTATGGAGTTTTGCGTCTATCAATTCTCCCAATGGGTATCCTGATATGATGGTATCTTATAACACGTCATTGCAGGAATGGACGGTCATTCAGTATCCTGTGCGGTTTTTGTTATCGTCGTACACGACAGCCCAAACGCTGGAGACGTTAGAGACGCTTTACGGGTCTATTGATAACATTCCTGGGTCTTTGGATGATCCGATTTATGCGGGGGGTTTGCGTGTGTTTGGTGGGTTTTCGTCAAACAACAAGTATGGGGCGTTTAGTGGTGCATCTTTGGAAGGTGAATTGCACACGGAGGATTTCCGGTTAAATAAGAATGGTCGGGCGCATTTAAGTGGCCTTCATGTGGTTACGGATGCAACGGTTATGGTGGCAACAAATCACAGAAACCTGCAGACAGAGATGCCAACGCAAACGTCGTTTGGTGCCCTTAACACAATAACGGAAAACGTAAACTTTGATGTAATTGCGCGGTATACGCAGTTTGTCATTAAGTTATCGGGCACGTGGACACGGGCCAAGGGGTTTATGGTTGAGTTTAGACCTACGGGGAATGAATAATGGCCGTTAATACCTATGAACGTGTGCCCAAGGTTTACAATCCTGATAACATTGATCTGGTTAAAATGACGCGCATCTGGGATGGGATGATGGAGGGCCGCCTTAATGTAACGGGTGAGTTTACCGTTGCGCCGCACACCACGTCCACAACAATTACAGATGCAAGAATGAGAGCAAATGCGTTAGTGTTTTGGGTTCCATTGACGGCACATGCAGCAGGACATACCGTAGATATGTACCTTGCGAGCAGGAATAATGGGTCTTTTGTTTTGACCCACGCATCAAAAAACCATACAGACATGAATTATGGGTATATCATTTTAGGGTAGTCATGGATGATTTTAAGATAAGACTAGCCGATGTAGAGGATTTTCCTTTGGTGGAAAGGCTTTGTTATCAGTTTTTTTCTGAGACCATGTATAAAGTGCTTGATTACAGTCAAGAAAATACACTAGAGATGATAAGGGACTGGCAATATATCCTTTTGATTGAAACAGGGGATGGTGTGCCAGTTGGGTTTTGTTCCCTCAATGTTTGTCATACGTATTATGTGCAGAAGGAAGGCGATGTGGACAAGTTTTACATTGTTCCTGAGTTTCGTGGCACGGTTGCATCCAGAATGTTAGCGGGTTCTGTTGTGAAGTTAGCTAAGGCTTTAGATGCAAAAATTGTGTATGCTTTGTGTGGTTCTGGTATAAGTGAAAAAACAGATCGATTGTTTCATAACTTATGGGCAAAATTTGGTTTTAAAAAACTTGGTGTTTTAATGGTGGGGCAATAATATGGGTGGTATTTTTAAGCCAAAAAAAGGGGTTCAAACCACAACCACAACGAATTCTGCCCCTGCTTATTTGCAGCCTCAGTTGGAGTTTTCCGCTGGTGAGGCAAGAAAGCTATACGATCAAGGTGTTGGTGGTCCTTATATATCACCAGAGGAAGAGGCGGCGACGCGGGCTTTATATGACCAAGCGTCTGGCGGATTGTCTCAAACATCGTTAGCGGCGCAAAACCAACTACAAAGGACGTTGCAGGGCGATTATTTGGGTATTACGCCGGAATTGCAAAATTATATGGATGTGATTGCTCGTCGGTCAGAACAGTCATACAATGAGAATGTATTGCCGTCTTTGAGGGCGGGTTATGGGCGTTCTGGGGCTTTTGGGGGATCGGATTTTCAGCAGGGTTTAGCCACATCAGGGAGAGATTTTTCGCGTGAACTTGCGGATAACATGTCAACGGTTGCTTTGCAGAATTATCAGGCGGAACGTGGGAATCAGCAAAATGCTTTGGGCCTTGCTCCGTCTTATGAGCAGTTGTCGTATAGTCCTTTATTGGCGCAACAAGCTGCAGGTTCTGATTTGTCAAAAATTGGTACAACTCGTCAAAATAAACCATTGGCTTTATTAGAGGCTTTTAATCGCAATTTACAAGGTGCAAATATACCAGGTACGGGCGTTACGACATCGGCGACGCCTTATAAGAAATCGAGCTTAGGCCAGCAGCTTATTGGGGGAGGGTTGGCTTTGGGTGGGCTTGCGTTTGGTGGCCCTGTGGGTGGGATGGCTGGAGGATCATTAGGTGGTTTTTTTGGCGGCGGCGGGGCGACTAACATGGTGCAAGGCTTCCCTTCGGCGGGGAATATGCCTTTAGGGGGCAATTATAGTTATGCCCCAACTTCTATAGGTGGGTGGTTTGGAAGGAGGGGTTTTTAAAATGGCGATGATTCCTTCTTATCAGGATATGTTAGCGCAGGCTTTGCAGCAGCAGCCCCAACAGCAGCAAGTTATGGGTCAATCTCAGCAAAGCAAATCCATTTTTAACAATCCTGCTTTTGGAAACGCTTTAACGCGCATGGGTGTGACCATGCTTGCGAACAGTGGGCAGGGTTTGAGTACGGGTGAGGCACTGGGTCAGGGAGGCTTGGCTTTTTTGGACGAACAACAGCGGTATGCCCAGCAACAAAGACAAGCCATGCTGGATCAGCAGCAAAAGCAGATTCAGGATGCACAGCTTGCAAGGGCGCAGCTTCAGGACAATCTGAGTCGTTTGTCGGCGCAAAGAGAGGCCATGCAGTATGATGCGGCGGCGCAACAGGCACAAAATTTGCCGAAAGAGTATCAAGGTCTTGCGGTTCTTGATCCTCTTGGAACGGTCAAGTTAGCTGCGACGAATGCGTTTAACCAACAAGAGGCGGAACGCGATTTTGCTCAAAAAGTCCAGTTGCAGAATATGCAATACGGCAATCAGAGGGCTTTGGAAGAATATAAAGCCCGTCAAAGTGGTGGTATGGGTGATATGCCAGCAGCCGTTAAAGAGTATCTGTTTTATCAAAGCCAAAATCCCGAGCAACAAGAAACCTTCTTGAATTTAAAGCGTCAAAATCCGCAGGATAAAAGAATTTCTGGTGAGTATGGCGATAGGTTTACGGCGATAACATCTGCACCTGATATTGCCAAATCAAGGCAACAAAAGGTTGAAAACATTTTAGCTTATTATAATGAAGCACCAGGATGGCAAACAGGGATAGCGGGTGGTGCATTGCCAGCCTTAACGGATTCTGCGCAGTTAGCAGATAAGGAATCTGCACAACTGAACGTGGAGTATAATCCTTTTAAAGGTCAAGGTGCTGTTTCTGATTATGAACAAAAAATGAAGGCCATGACGATTCCTGATAGATCAATGAGACAAGAAGCCTTGGCAAGGACTCAACTTGCGTCTCAGGCTTTGACGGATATTGCCGATTTTAGAAGAAATTTTGCCAACGAGTATGTCAATAAAACGGGAAAATGGGATTCTGCGGGTGAGAAGGAACTTTTTGATGCGGCGGGTAAGTATTCAAAACAGCGTTATTTAGAATTGTTTCCCGAAGAGCAGCCTAAAGGGGAGTGGACCATGGCTCCTGTGAAAGGTGGGAAATAATGCCCAAGTTTCAGATAAAGGCCCCGGATGGTCAGCTTTTTGAAATCAATGGTCCTGATGGGGCAACTCAACAGCAAGCGGAGGAGTATTTTCGCAATAATTATAAACCGTCATTGCCAACGCCACAACAAGGGTCACAACCAGCCATTGGGGGTTTAGCCGACAATGTGGCAAAAAATGTGGGTTTAATGAAGGAACCCAAATATCCTGCGGTTGTTCGTGCGGCACAAAGAACATATGAGGATATAGGGCAAGGTTTAAGTGACATTGGTACGGGTGGTTTAGATTTCCTTTATTCTGGCGGTCAGGCTGTAGCGAACATTGCTGGAAATGATGTTTTACGCGGTGCTCAATCCGTTTTGGGTTTGCCCCAAACGGAAAAGCCTGTTGAGGATATAAACCAGTATTTGAGACAGAGGGAACAGGGCATCCAAGCGGAAGAGGCTCAACGTCCCCAAACTGGGTTGGTTAATGCCAATGTTCCAAGGATGGTTGGTCAGATTGCGCCACAGATACCATTTATGCCGTTAAAGGCTGTTGGTTTGGCTCGTGGGGCCTTAGAGGGTGGCGTTCAGGCGGCGGCATTTACGCCTGCAACGGGTGAAGGAGATTATTGGACACAAAAAGCAACGCAATTTGGGTTGGGTGGGTTATTTTCTGGGGTTGGTGATGTTGCTTTAACCGGAGGCCGTGCAATTCTTGGTACAGCAAAAGGCCCCCTTACAGAGGCGGAAAAAGTCATACAGGCTGGAAAGCAAGCAAACATTCCCGTTAGAACTACGGATGTTTATCCGCCTCAATCTTGGGCGGGAAAGAAACTCCAGCAGGTTACAGACAGGATTCCTATTGCGGGTACAGGGGGGAATCTCGTTAAAACACAAGCCGCTCGGCAAAAGTCGGCAGAGGATTTTGTTAAGCAATATGTACCAGAGGCGCAATCCGATCCTGTTTGGCTTAAAGAAATCAATGAAGAGGTAAAGTCAAAAAGCCAAGCAAAATTAGAGCAATTTAAACAATTAAAGTCGGGCGTTTTGGAAAAGCCAGAATACAATACCGATCCCATTGTTTTTGAACAGCAGAAACAGTTATTTAACAATATATCAAGCTACCGTAAAGACATTGCAAAATTAGAGGATCAGTTGAAAGGTGGACAAAGCAGGGGGTATGCTGATCTATTGCAAGAAGAGCTAGACCCTACTTATCAGGCATCTTTGCAGGGCGTGAACATTGATAACCCAGAAGAATTTAAATCGTTACTGGAAGGGGCTACACAGAAGCTATCCCCTGTTGCTCAACCAAAAACATTAAAACAGAGAATAAACCAGCTTGGTGGCGTCAAGAATGTAGATAGAAACATCAGTGACATTAAAGCAATGGACGTTAGGTTGCGCGGTTCTAGGAATGCGGAACAAAAATCTTTAGATTATATCCGGGAGTCTTTGGAGGATGAAGGCTGGATAAGTAGAGATGTCTCTAAGGAGGATTTGCTGGATTTAATTTCTGCGGATGAAGCGGCTCGGGATACGGGAATAGGTCATATTTACCATCCTAAAGATGCAAGCAAGGGCCTTGCTTTTGAGGATTATTTGCAGCAATTTCCACAAGTTGAGCGCGCGAAGTCTATTATTGCAACGGATTATGGGATTAATGATCCAATAATTTTTCAAAAAAACATTGATAAAGGGATTGCCAAGGCCAAAAAGGAGTTAGAGGGAATCAACTCCCAGAGATCTTTTGATCCTACGGTGGATTCAATCACTTTAAATAATAATCTTTTGAAAAAAAGAGAGCAGTTGGATGCGTCTTTAAATCAAATGGACGTATTAAAATCGAAAGAAAAATCCGTGCCTGTTCCCTCTGTAACGGCAAAAATAGATGAACTTTTAGGAGAATGGAATCGCCTTGCAACTCGCGGAAATGACAAAGAGGCCAAGCGGATTGTCGGCATTCTTAATAAAGAGAAGAAGGTTTTTAATAAAAACGACGGCCTTGGTTATTTGGAGAGCAAAAGAAAATTGTTGAGTGATAAATATGCAAATGATCCATCTGCAAAGGATATAGCTAATAAAATTTACGCGCCTTTGAATGAAGATATAGGGAATTTTTTAAAAGCAAAAAACCCATCGGATTACAGAAAATGGAAATCTGGTAACCAGGGGTTACAGGTTTTGGGGGATGAAACGAAGAGAACGGCTTTATCTAGGGTTATCAACAAGGGTGCTGTTGTTCCCGAGGCTGCAAAAAGCATGATTTTAAGTCAAAAACCCAGTGAGGTTGCAAATATAGGGCGGTATTTAAACGAAAAAGGAAAGAATAATGCAAAAAAGGTTATTGTAGAGGATTTGTTTGCCCGTTCTAAGATTGATGGCGGGGATACGATTGACCCTGATAAGTTTCTCAAGATTGCTTCTCAAAGAAGCAACCAGTTTAAAACATTTTTCTCTAAACAAGAACAAGATGCTTTTGAGGGGCTTAAAACTGCTTTAATGGCAACAAAAGACGCTGAAAGGTTTTCAAAATCAACGCCTTGGCTTCAAACAGTAACATTAAGTGGTGTTCCTCTTTTAGGTGTTTTTGTTGGTACGGGAAGTGCTAAGGCTGCGGCAGGTGTTGCGGCGGGTGTTGGTTTGGCGGGTCGTGCGTATCAAAGTAAGGCCGTGCGCGATACGTTGGTGGCCCTTGGTAGGGTGAAGAAAAATTCCACGGCAGAACAAAAGTTGATTGATAAATTTATCAGTTTACAATCAGGCCAAATGATGGCTAGGGAACAGACAAAATAGGAAAAGCAAATGCCGATTAAGGATTACAGCACAACAGCGGCCAACAACACTCTAACGCCTCCTAACGGGGCACCAGAGGGCATGGCGGCGGGTTTGGTGAACAATACCATGCGTCAACTGATGGCAGACACACGTTCGTTTTACGAGGGCGGTGGATGGTGTGATTTAGGCCACGTTCCTACCTACGTTAGTGCCACATCGTTTGCCATTCCTACGGATGTGACTGCTTATTACACAGTGGGGCGGCGTATTCGTGTTTATGGCCCGATTATGGGTACGTTTTACGGGAATATCACAGCAAGTGCTTATTCTTCCCCTAACACAACGGTCACGGTTGTTTTGGATAGTGGGGCATTGACAAGCAATTTATCGCGGGTGGATTTGGCGTTTACGGATTATGAGGCACAAAGATTATCTAATAATTCCGTTACTACGGCAAAAATTTCCGATGGTTCTGTGACGCCATCAAAATTATCTACAAATGGTCCTTATTGGGATTCTTCAGGAAGAGTGGGTATAGGGACAACCTCTCCCGTTAATGAAAGCAGGCTTACTGTTGCGGGTAACAGTCTTTCTGTAACGGGTCCCGATGGGAATTTTTCCGGTGGTGGAAACCGTGCTTTCATAGACTTTGTGTCTGGCGCGGCTAGGTTTGGCTCAGCTAACGGAGGAGGAGCCGCAACATCATTAACGCTTGTTTCAAACAATGCGGAGGCAGCTAGAATTGATTCTAGTGGGAATTTTGGGATAAATTCTGGCTTTGGCTCTGTTGGCACAATTTACGGTTGCCGTGCTTGGGTAAACTTTAATGGTACGGGGACTGTTGCGATTCGCGCTTCTGGGAATGTCAGCAGTATAACGGATAACGGCGTTGGGGATTATACCATTAATTTAACAAATTCAATGCCAGATGGTAATTATAGTGTTTTATTAGCCAGTCAATCTAACGGGTCCACTGTAGATTTAATTTGTATTAAAGACGGATTTGGTCCAGGTGCGGGAAATTTTAGGGTTTTTAATGCTGTTGCAACAACGGGCGCTGGAAGAGACCCTTTGATTGTATCGGCGGCTATTATTAGATAGGATTTTACCATGAGCCAATGCATTATTTATAAAAAAGACGAAGGTGGTATTGCGGTGATTTATCCAACACAAGAGGCTTTGTCTACTTATGGAATACAAGCCATTGCGCTAAAGGATGTTCCTGAAGGGAGAGCCTTTAAAATTATTAATGATCAAGATTTGCCTGATCGCAGCACAAGAAATTATTGGGATGTCGATGTCAATCTTTTAACAGATGGCATCGGTGCTGAAGGTAATAATTTTCCTAACAATGGTGGTTTATGACAATTATCACAATTAATAATAGCCTTTACACGCCTCCTATTCCTACCATAACGGCCACGCAAATGCTGATTGTTTTACAGGCCATGGGATTTATAACGGAAGCAGAGTCCACGGATAGGACGATATTCCCAACGGCCTTTAGTGCTTTGCTTAGTGGCACGGCGGCAGAGAATGCAGCAATTAAAATACGATGGGCGAATTTAACCTATGTGGAAAGAAACGATTCGCTTGTCTCAGCTTTTGCCGCCCTATTATCACTCACAAGCGAACAGATTGACGGTATGTTTATACAGGCGGCGGCGATATGAGATTCATATCCATCATTTTAGAGGGCCTAAAAACGCCAGACGATCAGAAACGTGACTGGTATGGGTGGGTGACAAACCAAATGGGGCACTTTACTATTGGTGTGATTATCACGGCTATTGCTGTTCAGCTTTTGCCAATTCATTTTGCGATTCTTCCTGCTTTGGTTTTTGCTGGGGCAAAAGAAAGCATTGATATGCTTAGAAATTCTTCTTTCAAGGATTCTTTGATTGACTGGATATTTCAGGGTGTGGGGGGCATCTTTTCTATTGTATTTTTTATCAAAAACATGGATTTTTTGAATCTAACCATAGGTTCTTTTCTTGTGTTTTTGGTTTTTGGTGTTATACCAAGAGTGAGACGGGCTTTTCGGAAACAATAATTAAAAATACGAGGTTTTTATGGCAATTCAACTAGGCGTTACTGCTCGTAATAACAGTCTCGATTCATTTGAAACAACAGTGGGGACGGCTGCCAAATTAAAAGTTTTTACAGGAGCGCAGCCAGCAAACTGTGCGGCGGCAAATTCTGGTACTGTTTTGGCAACACTTACTTTGCCTAGCGACTGGATGTCTGCGGCTTCTGGTGGCGTTAAATCCCTTTTAGGTACATGGCAAGATACGGCAGCAGATGCCACAGGAACAGCAGCACATTTTCGTATTTACGATAATGCTGAAACAACGTGTCACCTTCAAGGCAGCATAACGGCTACGGGCGGTGGCGGTGATATAACCGTGGATAACGTCTCTTTCGCCACGGGCCAGCAATTTACGATCACATCGTTTTCTTTGACAGCCGGTAACGCTTAGAAAGTATTTTTATGGTATCCCAGGTCCTTATCGACAAGGTCGCGGAATCTCAATTTAACGGTCTGCCTGAGTGGCAGGTTGCTAATATCCTCAATGCACCGGATGCCAGTTTGCCAAAAGTTAAACAGGATATTAAGCCACAAGATTTGCGTCTAGCGTTTTTTAGTGCCATTCCAGCGATTAAGCGGCTGGTTCACCAGACGTATTTGGATAGCGCAGATCCGAACGTGCGGGCTTTAGCTGAGGTGTGCAGTCTCGCCATAGAATCAGTGTCAGTTGAGACCCGCGAAATTATATTCACTAGTAACCCTGAGACATTTGCCCAGCTTGAGGCGCTTTCGCAAGTTCTGCTGAACGCAGGGCTGATTTCAACGGACATTCGCAACGCCGTTCTTTCTTTGCCGGATAAAACAGTATCATGGGCAGAAGCCAATAATTTACCACCTGTCACAGCGCGTGACGTAGGATTAGCGAGAGGAGCATCATAGTATGTCTGTAGCAAAATGGACCGCTCTTGGCACGGAATCAAGTATTGCTGGAACCGCCCTTGATAGTAAAGCCAATGGTACAACAACGTTTATTGCGGATATAGCGAATACAACCGACAAAGATTTGTATCTTAACGTATGGGTAACCCTAGGTAGTATAACTCCTACCACAGGCGCTAGCGTTACATTACAGTTGCGGCAAAAACGATCATCAACGTATTCAGAAAACACTTTAGAGCAATATGTGGCTGCTACAAATGGTACGGGCGCACGGGTTGTTGAGTTGGCAACGGTAATGAGGATTCCTCATGGAGGAACATTTGGTCTTTATTGGACAAACAATTTAGGTGTGACAAGTGCAGCCAGTGGCAATGCGGTTTACACGCGCACTTGGAACGAGGACATTGTTTAAATGCCCCGCGGCCTAAATCCTTATGATGAGGCCGTGGTGCAAAGAAGGCTGTGGACGCCCGCGCAGTGGCGGACGGCGGTCTGGTTTGATGCGGCTGATTTGTCCACTGTCACAACCATTGGTAACGGCGTCACTGAATGGCGCGACAAAAGCGGGTTCCAGCGACACGTGACCGTGCCAGCCACAGTAAATGCCCCTACGCTGCAACAGAATATTCAAAACGGCTTGACGGCCATCGACTGGGGGGCAGCGACAAATAATTTAGGGCTGCGCAACCTCGCGGTTTCCAACTTCAATCCGACGCGCTACCTGATCGTCGCGCATTACGAAGGGCCGAACCCGTTCAATGAGTATGCTGGTTTGGTTTCACACAACGGTGCCGCACTCACCGAACTTATTATCACGAGTAATAACGGCACTCTTTGGATCGCTGGCTCATTTTTTCATAACGGTGCCACCTCGGCGACCCAAACGGCTTTGCCGACAATCAGGCAGCCTTTCGTACTCACATCAAACTTCGCGCAGAGCGCCAACAGAACTAGTCTCTTTATCGGCAATGATCGGTTTTTTACGGGGTTTACGCGCGGCTGGCGCGGCAAAATTTTCGAGGTCGTGGGGATAGATTTCGTCTGGTCGGACGCAGAGCGCGCCCGAGCGGAAGGATACGCAGCCTGGAAATGGGGCCTCGTCGCTAACCTGCCCGCCACGCACCCCTTCCGAAACGACCCACCTGTCATCGGTGACTGATTATGTTGCGGGTTCGGTTTCCTAGGATTGCAACGGGCGGCATAACGGGCACGGGCAGTGTAACACTAGGGGCTTTGACGGGGTCAGGAACGGCTAATTTATCTCTTGCTGGCCAAGGCAGTGTCACGCTTGGATCTCTTACAGGTTCTGGTGCGGGCACACTGGCTATTACAGGAACAGGAAGCGTAACCCTTGGCACGTTAACGGGTTCAGGAACAGGCTCTCTATCAATTTCAGGCGTAGGTAGTGTCACGCTTGGAGCATTGACAGGATCGGGGGCAGGAACGCTTACTATTTCAGGCGCGGCCAGCGTAACCCTTGGAGCCTTGACGGGTACGGCGACAGGGTCTTTGCAGATTAAGGGACAAGGATCTGTAACCCTTGGGGCTTTAACGGGTTCAGGGACAGGTACGGGTCCATGCCCTACAGCGCAAGAGATTGCTCAGGAAGTGTGGAATTATATCTTAGAAGGTTCTGTTTCTGCCGGACAAATGCTTAGGGGTATTGCCCGTACACAGCTTGCCAAAGTGGCTATTAACGAGACAACAGGGGAAGTGACAATTTATAAATTGGATGGTACAACGATTTTTGCACAGGCATTAACCTCACCAACAGGTGATAGAAATGCTCCAACAGTAGACTGGACTTAAAGGAGTTTCTATGAAAAAGAAAAAAGGAAAAGGCGGCGGGAAGGGTTGCTAGTCAATCAATTTTGTGGCATAAAAACTATGCGGGTGGTTCGCTTTCTAAGGCTAGACTGAACGACATCCGCATTTATGCAGGCTCATATTTTTTGTGAAAAATGCTCGGTTTGCACGGGTAAAATTCACCTTCCATACCCTTAATGATAAAATCATCTTTAGACGCAAGCATCGGTCCCTCTAAAGTTTCAATGTGAATTCTACACCGATCATCATAATGGTAAGTCATTGCAAAAAAATCTATGCCCCAATGTTCTTTCATGGCATAGTAGGAATCGCGTGTCCCATCATATTGCATGGCATCAATTTCAACGGGTTTTCTTTTGTATTTCATGATTTTATTGCTTTGATTTCAGGTATTTGTCGTAAGCCCTGGCTCCCATATAAGCGTACGGAAACCCTATAAGAAGCTGGAAAAAAAATTCGTTGGGATTATCCATGACGATAATGTAAGCGAAAGCTGCAAAAAACCCAGACCAAGCCAACCCTGGTCGTGTAGAGCGCACAAAAATATCTTGCGCTCTGTCGCCTGCCCTAATCGTGTCTTGCGTTTCCTTTTGTTCTAGTTGGGCATCCTGTAGCTGGATGCGTTCCATTTCCAGCAGGTGAGAGCGAATAGAGGCTTCATTGTCGTTAGCCATCTTTCTAAGCCGTTCTAGAGCCTGTGAATCGTTTTGAAGGACAGAGAGTGCCAAATCAGGTGTGGCGTAGTTGGTGGCCCCAGAAACCAGCTTTACGCCAGCCTCTACAGCATTTCCAAGGTTTCCAGTTAAAAGTGAACCGACAAGGTTTGCGCCTTCCGTGCCGTTTCTGCTTAGCCATGCCCCAACGTCTTTCCATGTACTCATAGTTTCATGCCTTTCCCGTATTCCCTTAATCCTGTGAACTCTCTCATTTTTTCAATATGACGGCATTGTTCAACACGGATATGTTCTGCAAGGTCATCTACAAATTCAACAATTTCTTCCAGGCTTTCTCGTTTTTCTTTTTCCACGTCATCCAAATTCAGGCGCATTGTTGCGGCAACGATAGGAAGAAAATTATACATTTCGTTCAGTTTATCATTCAAAGCCACGCACAGCCAATGCACGTTGGTTTCACCCTTAAGGTTTTCAAAAATTTCTTGGTAGATAGATTGTTCTTTCACAGCAACTCTTCCCATTTTGGATCGTTAAGGAACATTAAGGATTCTGCCTGTCTGCGTCTGCGGAGGCCGTTAGAGGGTATTTTGTTAATGTAAATCCAGCGTTCAAACTCCTTGGATGCTTCGTGCATACGGCCTGCGTTTACCATGCGCCGCAAGGTAGATTGCTCAAGGTTCTTGCGCCCCAGGTTAAAGGTGAAGGACACGAGTGCGTCAAACTGGCCTTGGTTTAGGGGATAGAAAATCAGATCGTTGACGGAGTTTTCTTTTTTCTTGGCATCGTCCAAAAACAAAGCGTCTGCCTGTTCCTGAGTGATTCCGTTTCTAAACTCAGCAATCTCTTCGGGCCATACGCGGTGGCCCCATCCGATTGTTTCATAACCAGCGCTGCATTTGTAAATATGCAGAACGCACCCCTCAAAAGCATGGATTAAACGCACCCCATCTTTAGATAATTTGAGAGTATGGTTCATTATTTAGCCCCCTGGTTGGCAATAAGGGTGGGGATGGCGTTTTCGATGTTGGTGACGCGCTCTTCTAATTTCTCAAAGTCTTTCTCTGATTTTTGCTGCAAAGCTACCATCACGGCCATATTTTTATCTATGGCAGCTTGACTCTGAAGAAAATAGGGGCCAGCCCCCGCAATGGTAGCGATGACAATACCAAGCAGTGTCACAAGCAGCTTGGTATTTGTGTTGCTGTTG